AAGTTGAGCCTGACGAACAGCTCGCTCCTGAGGGTCCGCAGAAGAAGCAATTCGTTTCCTTAAAAAATCGGCTTGCGCCAGATCCTGCATGATTTGAGGCTGGTCCGATCCACTCACGAACCCATAAAGAGACTTTGCTCTTTCTACGGCTGCGCGACCAATATCACCGGGAGTTGTGATCTGGCTTGGAAGAACGTCACTCCTACGAACAATAGGAACTGACATTGGTGCAAAGTAACGTGAATTATCAACCATCACTGACCTCCCGGTCCTACGGGCGGCATCAGGCCCGGTTGTGCTTCTTGCTCTGACCGCGCGATGTCTTCCATCGTCGGACGAATCAACGGGTCAACGATCTCCGCGCTATAGGGATGCACGGCGAGGTTCTGCGCCAAATCCACAAGCTGAATACGCTCACGAGACGCGCGATCGGCTGCGCGGCTTTCAAGCTCGCGCTGCGCAATCTCCATCTCATTCTGTGCCTTCATCATATCAATCTGCGCCTTCATCATGTCGGTCTCGCCCTTCACCTGCGAGAGATGCTGGCGAGACTGAGCATCCATCATGGATGCGTTGGCCTTCATGCTGTCAGCTTGAGACTTCGCTTGCTTCTCCAAAAGCTCGGGCGGCGGATTACCCATCGTCTGCGGCGGCACCATGAACTGCTGCGGGTTGCTCCAACCCATCGCCTGCAAGGCAGCCGTGTCGATGGCAATCGGGTCGTACATCGAGGGATTGCCCGCCTGCAATTGCTTCAGGCCCATGATCTTCATCATGCGCTGCGTTTGAGACGCCGTATTCGGATCAGCCTGCGGCACTAGGTCGCAGTCGTTCAGAGCCTGAAGGAACGTCTGTTGATCCCACTGATACGCAGGGCACCGATTACGCTGCCAGAACGCCTCTGGGTGCTCCTTAAAGCACTCCACAAGAAGCCTGAACTCTTCAGCCTGCGCCGCGTGCATGCGCTTGTGGACGCTGTTCAGGATCTTCGTCGCCTGATCGATCAGCGCCAGCGTCGTGCCCACCGGGGCATCTGACTTGCCCTCACCGACAGCCATCTCAGCCGTGCCACCCACGCGCTGGCCAGTCTCCGCCATGTTCTGCACAAGGGTCATCAGCGCGCCGCCCGGCTCCTTATAGGGCAACGGCATGATGGCCTGATTGATTGGCAGGCCGCCCGTCTTCACCGGCGCACCGCCGCCCGGAGGCACGCGGAAGATGTTTGTGTTCTGGCGCAGGCCGCTGTCGGCGATCAGGAAGCCGGGGAAGTTTGCGAACATGCCGGCGTCGAGCATCTCGCGCCACGCCGCCGTGATGGCATTCGTCGTGTTGCCCAGAATGTGCAGCAAGCCAATATCGTAAAATCCAAGGCCCGGCACGAACGTGTATTTCACGAAGGTCTTGCGCGCTTCAGGCAGCGGACTGGCGCACTCCTCGGTCGGCTCATCGTAATTGCGCACGATGCTCAGAATCTCGCGCGAAGACACGTCGATCGTCACGCGATACGGGATCTCAAGCCCCGTCTCCTTGCCCTTGAACTTGTGCTCAAAGCCCCTGATGTCCAGCTCGCAATAGCACTCGTAAATCTCGCGGTCGCGGTCCTCGGGACGAAAGCTGCCCTGCGAGATACCCTGCTGGTCCTTTTTTGCACGCTGCGCTGCATCTTCCTTTGCCTCCATTGGCGTCGTCAGGTCGATGTCGCGATAAACCCCAAGAATTTGAAGCCTCTTCACCGTCGAGGGCTTCATGAACACTCGATGCGTCACACGTTTGGCGTTGTCGAGGTCCGTAGCTGAATTGTTTACAATCAAGTCATCGGCGTCGACCGTCTCGCTCACCGGCCTGTTGCGCAGCGGGCAGAAGTAAATCTTCTTGAACGCTGTCCCGCCGAACCCAAGCATAAACAGCATGCGATCAGTATCAGGATAATACTCGCTCGCTGTCGTCGTGAGATAGTGATTCAGATCGCGCTGCAAGGCATTGGCAAGCTGATCCTGCAGCAAGTTTGCGTTGTTATTGTCGTTCCTGATCTTAACCGGTCCATCGGTCGGCAACAGCTCAGACCGCGCATTGGCTTGGAAACGGAGGACCGCCTCGAGAAGCAGCGGGTGGCGTACGCGAGACATCCCCTCCACCGGTGCCCCATCTGGCGTTCCCCCGAGCCCCGGAATCTCAATTTTGAGACCCAAAAGCTTGATCCCTTGCTCGCGATCATCGACCCACTCGATTCTAGACTGGATGTCATCCTCAATGCCGTTGAGAAGATCTTCCGCGATGCGCGACAGCTCCATACTGTCGATGCTGTCAACCAGATTATCAAACCAGCCTGCCGGCCCAATCTCAGAACTTTCGCCAAGCGGCTTGCCGTCCAGTGAGATGGTGACCGAACCGTCCTCATGCTCAATACGCAAGATTTCGCCATTATCGTTCGCCTCGGCCTTATCCACTTCGGGGATCATCTCGATGACAGGCATGGCGTCCAGATCTTCCTGCGGGATCTGGCGAATGTTTGGCACGAGGCCCGGCGTCATGGGCATGGTCAGCCTTTCTCGGCGATCAAAGCTTCAATGTCTTCGACAAAGCGCCGAAGGCCCTCCTGAGCGGCCATTGTATCAGATGCCGCCTGAATAGTGTAGACGCGGACGAAGTCATGGGGCTCCTTGCCCCACACCTCGACCCGGAAGCGCCCAAGGCGCACGGGCGTCGGGCTGAGATCCACGTCAACAGTGGCATTGGCGAGTATGCGAGACATGATCCCCTCAGACTGAATACAGCGGCTCCAGCGGCTTGCCGCGATGCTGCCGCCCGGCGTCGATCTCCGCGATCCGTTCCGGCTGGCGCACCAGTATACCAGTCTCGCGCAGATATTTCAGCGCCATGCTGGTCGTATCGACCAAGTCGTCGTGCTTACCCTTTGGGAAGACTTCGCACTGGTGAATGACCTGATCCGCCCACCGAAGGTCCGGCGCATAGATCACGCCTTCGCTGAACAGGTGCTGCACACTGTAGAGCCGGGCCAACTTGTCGATCGCGCCCGGATTGACGAGTTGGACACCCCAACTCTCGTGTCCATACAGCCGCCGGATCTCTTGCCCGACGCTGATGCCCGACGCCTTGTTCTCAATTAACAGATGATCGACCTTCATCCGCCGGCAGGACTTGGCAACCTTCTCAATCAGCTCAGGCAATTCCAGACGTTCCGCCCACGCATACATCAGCATGATTCGGGGCGTGCTCTCTGGATCAGATGACAGCAGGTTGGCGACTCGGGTCATCTCATCGAAGCGCGCGGCCTCCTGCTCTTTGTTTCGGAGGCGCAGTTCTCGCCCGTCAATGCCTGCGTGACTGACGAAATTGTCGGCCATCATCGGCGTGACGTCGCCAGAAAAGACGCCCCAGACCGTCAGGGCGCTGGGGTCGTTCTCCTGCTTGCTCGTGTAGGCGGTGTCGAGGCTTGCCACCACGAAATCAAACGGCGGGAAGCTCTCGCCCTCCCAAAGCTGCCACCAGTCGCGCTTGATGACGCCGCCGCCCCTTGGGCTCGGCTCCTGCTGGTGCTGCCCGGCGGTCGCATACGGTCCCATCGCGTTCTCGTCGCGATCGACCACATGCTCGGGGAACCGTTGCGGGAACAGCAGCTCGCCCTCCTCGCTGCGCGGATCTTCCAGACCCAGCTTTGTCGGCGCTGCCCGCAGCGGGTCGTAGCGCATTGGCAGCATGATGTGGTCGTAGCCCAGCTCCTTCTCGATGATGACGCCAGAGACGTCCTCCTGATGCAGGCGCTGCATGATGACGACGATCGACGACTTGATCGGATCGTTCAGGCGGGTCGGGATGGCCTCAAGGAAGGTCGTCACTTCGCTCTCGCGCATGGCCTCAGACGCGGCGCTGTCGACGCTGTGCGGGTCGTCGATGATCACCCTGTCGCCGCGAATACCCGTCAGGCTGCTGATCGCTGTCGCCATACGGAATCCGCCGGCGGTGTTCTGGAAGTTGAGCTTCTCGTTCTGGTCGGCTGTCAGGTTGACCTTGTCGCCCCACCGCTCCCGATACCATTCGCTCGTGATGAGCTGGCGCATGCGACGGCTGTCGCGAGCAGACAGGTTCTCAACCTTGTGCGCCGCGCAGACGTAACGCAAGTGCGGCTTGCCCTTCGGCCCCCACTCCCACGCAGGCCAGAAGACGTTCGTCAGCAGCGACTTCATCGTGCCGGGCGGAATGTTGATCAGCAGGCGGTTGTAGATCGAGCCGTCCTCAAGGCGCATCTCGTTCGTGATCGCCTCAAGATGCGCGCAGATGAAATCGATATGCCAACCATGAACGTAAGGCTGACCGGGCTCAACGACATGCCACGCCTGCTTGACGAAGGCCGCGAGGCTCTTCCCGCAAAGTATTTTGTCGACCTCGATCTTGGCCTGCTCGAGGCTGCCAAACTCGGCAGCGAACTTGTCGTAGAGGCCAAGGACTGCTTCGCGTTTGGTCATCGCACAAATCTAGGGTTCGGCATCGGAGCCTTTGAGACGGACAGATAAAACTCGCCTTCAGGCGTCAGCCAGACACACAGGCGCAGGTGCTTCTTGTGTTTTGGGTTCGACGTATAGACAAGATCACCATCGGGCTCCTCGTAGCAGTAGCCGTGCTCATTATCCATCTCAGGGCGACGCAACCAACCCGCCTGCCAGTGCCAGATGGCGTTGATGATCTTGTCCGTCACTTACGCCCCCTCTTAACAACGTCGCCCTGCAACGCGGCGTCGGCCACGGCAGCGTACCAAATATTCTTGCGGGAGGCATGCTGACGAATAAACATCAGCGCATATTCAAGCTGCGCCACGCGATCCTCAAGCTCGTTAATACGATCTTTAGGCTTTCGGCTATTCTTAATCTTCATGATCACCCCGTCGATCTAGTTCACCCAATATATCAGAAAACAGGCACGGCGTCCGATCAACCCAGCCCCAGTCAACATGTTTGACAGTATCGCGCCAGTACGTTTCAAAGACATGGATCGCGGTGGCGTTCCCAACGCGAGCGATTGCCTCCTCGCGCAAAGCGGGGTCGAACAGCCACGGGCGCGACAGGTCGAGCGAGCAGGCCAGCTTATAGTTCAATATTACCCGCGTATCGATCAGGCCCTGCCTTTTAGATAGCTCTACGGGCAGGACAACGCCGCCGTTGCCCCATGTGGTCGAGCGCAACGCATCGGGCATGGCGTCAAGCCACGCGGAGATGAAAGCGTTCTCTGCCGGCGTGACCATCAGCGCATTGCAGATGGATGACCTGTCTTCGTTTTCGTAGCTGAGGACGAGGCGGTTGTGGTTCTGGGCGATGTCACGCAGATCATCAACATCCGTGCGTAGCAGCATGTCGGTATCCATGTAGACGCCGCCGTGAGCGTAGAGGATCTGAAGCCTCAAAACGTCGGACATATACTGCGGGTGCTCAATCTCGACGCCTTCGATCTGCGTTGGCAAATCAATGAACTCAATTCTAGCGTCAGCAAGGTCCGCGCTGAGGCGCATCTTGAAACTAGAATTTGGTTTGTTGGCCCAGACGATGATCTTGTCGTTCGGGTGATGCTTGCGCGCCAACATGATAGCAGCATGATTGACGAGCGACCACGGTCGTGTGCGCTCGGTCACGGGATAGATGAAGTGGATTGTGTTGGGGATCATGCAGTGACCTTATAAGTCTTCTGCTCTGCGATCCAATTCTCGTCGGCGTTCACGAACATCGGCGCGATGAAGATCTGCTTTGTTTCGCTCAGGCCGACGCCGTGCCGCTGATTACGTATATGGCCGCGACGCAGGTGCGGGCGCGTTTTCGATCCAGCTCCGCTCGACGCGCCGCGTAGAGTCTCTGTGATCTTGCCAATGCGGATCGTTGTCGTGGTCGAGAAGTGCTTGGCATCTTCGCGAACGCGATGGCTTGACGCGCGCGAACTGTTCTCGCGCGTTATCTTCTCGACGTTTTGCGTGGCAAGCAAAACGATAAGAAGAACGAGCATGTTGGAACAATACTCTTTGAACTCTTCTGTCTTGTCCTCATTAAAGTTTGTGGTGGTTCTGAAATTCCAATTTATATTACCTTTTTGAGGTTGAGCACCGACAAGATAAGCCATGTCTCCCGTTTTCAAATTAATCTTAAATCTGACATAAATCTTAGACCTGTCATTTGGATCAACAAAGCCAGTATGTGCGTTAACTTTATTCAAGAACGTCGAATTAAATCTGAGTGCAAATTTTTCAAAAGGCGGTTTGTGTATATTCAAAGAGATCATATCATCGAAAGTGTCCGCAGCCGTCTTTACATCGACGGCGTCGAGAACACTATCGTCGAGGTCGAATAATGGAACATTATCGAACCCATAATTCATTTCCATAGTATCAATCATATGATTCAACGAATCTACGTTTCTGGGTTTGCTGTAGATATAATTCACGCTCATCTTTCATCTCCCCATCATTGATCAGTTTTGTTCTCCAGCGCGATGCGTAGCGCCTGTTCGATTTGTTCTAAGGTTTCATCATCCATATCGTCGAGTTTAATCGTCCGCTTGGCCTCCAGTTGAATCGGCGCGCCATTTGCGCCGGTTATTTCTGTCGTCGTGCGATCACCATACTTCTTGGGCGCGAGTTTAGCCGCTCGCCATTGACGCGCCCATATTTGCAGCTTCACGACATTCACATCATCGACCTTAGCATTGTCGGCCATTTCCACGATATTGTCGGCGATAACTTCCTGCTGCGCTTCGCGCGCACGCGCGATTTCTTTAGCGAAAACAGGATCTTTTGCCATAGTCCGATAAACCATCGTCCAATGCGGCATGTCTTCAGGCTCGCAGACGACGGTGATCGATTTACCTTCGATCAGCCCTTCGCAGATGCGCTCCAAAATACCTTCGTCCAATGGGTTTGGCCTTGTCGGCGGACGACCTCTTTTAGCTGGCGGTTTAGACTCTGCGTCGGGCTCTGCCTTTTTACGGCGCGGCATTTGTGGCCTCGTAGTTTTGGACGATTTGCAAAACGCGCTGGCGCGTGAGCCCGGAGGCTTTGCTGATCGTACCGAGAGACGCGCCGGCGCGACGCAGCCCGAGGATTTGAGCTGCGCGTTCGGCCTTGAGGATCTTGAGCTGGCGATCGAGCGCGGAGATCTGCGACGAAAGTTGCGCGACGAGAGTTTCGGAGGTCATTCCATCATGTCCAGTAGGCTGTATTGCATGGCTTTTTGTGAGGCGACTTCGCGAATGACTTCGGCGATCGTGTCGCGCCATTGTTCGGGATAGACTGCGAGGCAATGGACACCGACGCCACAGGTTTTGGTGCGGAGTTTCTTTAAGGGAAGAGCGCCGACGGCTTCGTAG